TATTGGAGTCTTCCATCCACCTGCACCAGAGTTTAGACTTGGATCCCAACCAAAACTACACATGTCATATACTTCTGAGAAGTGTGCGGGATCTTCAATATAAGGGTTAGGTTCTGATGAAGGACCTGCTACCACTTCTATATGTAAAGGACCTGCGATACCACCATACAATGCAGCAGCAGTTTCTGGATACAAGTCTGCATCTAGATCAACTGCATATATGTTAGCAGGTAATGGATCAGGATAGTCTGCCCTTGTTGGGTCAACTGTATCTATGATCCTATCTGTTTTTGTCACTCCATCTGTATCATACTCTAACCAGACCTTTAAATTTTTAGGTCCGATGTATGTTGCAACTCCTGCGTTTGCATCATCTTGTTCCTGTCCCAACCATTGCGTTGGTACTGGAAATATAAATGTTTTATTTACTTGTGTAGACATGGTTTGTTCGAGTATTCTCTCTCATTTGTTATTTATAGTTATGACCAGTATGTTACAACAACTAGTCCACCTGCACCGAAACTTCCCCAACAGTTAGATCCTTCAGTACCTGCAGTAAATCCACCACCGCCTGGGAATAGTGCGTGACCGTAGCAACAACCAACAGTGTTACCAGAACCACATTTTGCACGACCTCTAACGAATGATGCACCCCAAGGACCTGGTACTGCACCTGTTTGTGGGTAGTGCTCAGTGTTACAGTACTGGTTAGCAGAGTCTGAACCGTTGATTCCACCGAGAGCGAAGTCCCAGTTACCACATACACAACCCTGTACCTCACTACGACACCAGTTACACTGTGTCTGCATCTTACAAGTATAACACCATGATCCACACTTATGGTGACCCCATGATCCACCTGTTGCACAGAAGTTATTTAAACCTGGACCTTGAACATAAGTCGTACATCCACAGAATCCACAACCAGTTCTACCTACACAACATCCACAACAAGAACATCTTGTTGATGCTGCAGCACAGATAGTATATTGTGATGATCCTGGTGTAAAGTTTCCTGTATGTGCATATAATGTCTTAATACCGTATGCTCCTGATCCGCCAGGCATATATCCTGATGAACAACAACGACCTGGACCTCCAGATCCTCCTCCACTTACCATCTCAAATTTTATAGTAGAGACATTTGAAGGAACAGTCCATAGGAAACAGCAACCACCATTCTGGGAGTCCCAGTAACAGCAATCATAGTAATAGTTTTGTCTTACAACCGCAGTTGACAGTCCAGTCGTCTTAGTTGAAGGGACACTACCATCTATCAGGGCATTAGTACCGTTAATTTTTTTATAAGTTTGATAGTCAGCCATTTGTTATACTCTATGGTATTAGTATTTAGAAAAATATGACAAAAGGGAGTCTAGGACTCCCGTAAGAATTAAACTGTAATGATTCTCCAACCTTGAGTTCCATCGTAGAACACAAGTTCAAAGGCAGCACCTTCAGTATTGATTGTTAGATCAGAAGTATCACCCATGATTGGGTTACCGTTTCTACCAACTGTCAATGCGTTTGAGTCAAATGTCTTGGCGACATCAAAGATTCTAACGCTATCTCCTTTAACTGGAGATCCAGGTAGGGTAACAGTGAATCCACCTGATGATGTGTTACAGAATACTTGCTGTTTGTTTGAAAGAGTTACTCCAGAAGTTGCATCTACTGATGCGTATGCTCCTAATGGTAACCATGCAGCACCGTTATAGAATTCAATTGCGTTTGCGTCAGTATCATAACGGATACCACCTTCTATTAAGTCAACACCTGTTGGTCTTGCTGCTTGTTGACCTCTTGGTGGAACTAACATTCCAGAGGTGTTGTCCATCTTACCTCTTGTGAGGAATCCACGAACTGCTTTCTCAGTTGGACATGCACCGTTTGAATCTCCTCCCATTGTCTCATCAGATGAGAACTCAGCGATAGATTCACCGATCTGTCCACCGATAGCACCCAGTTTCAATTCTGTCAAACCAGAAAGGTTGAATGCGGAAGCGTCCAAGGTAGCAGCACCAGTTAACTGGTTAACTGAGAAGTATTCTCCAACTCTGAAGTTACCTCCTTGGTCTGTTGATACAAAGAAGATTCTACCAGGTGCGACCACATTTGTTTCGTTACCTTGAGAGGCAGTGTTCTCATTTACATTTGGATATGTAGTTGCAGAAGTGTTACCTGTTCCTATTAATAGGAAGTCATGACCAGTCAATCTAATCTTGGAGAACTTACTCCTCATATTAAATGCCTGATTGTCATTACCTATGACAGGTGCAGTTCCCTTGCCTGGTGCGATAGAAACTGTTGCTCTACCATCACCAAGAGTGATTGCTTGATATGCAGTCTTACCGATACCGCCAGGTGAACCGATGTATGTATGAACACCAACAGAAGTTGATGGTACATTTTCTGTTGCTCTACCGTTACCGATAGTCTTAGTATTTAATGTCTGTATCTCAAAGAATGTATTACCTACACCAGAGATTTGAATTGGGTTTCCTGCGATTGGGTCAGTTGCTCTTGGATAAGCAGATGACTGTGCGATTGCGGTTCCACCTGCAGGACATATGAATGCTAGTGATCCAGTCTTAACTTGTACAAAGTCTCCGAATGATAATCCATGTGACTCAACAGTAAAGACTGTCATGATACCAGACTGAGGTGTATACAATGCATCGTATACAGTTACCTTAGTTGGTTCGACAAAGTTAGTTTGTGTTCTAACAATGTATGAACTAGTATCAGATTGACCCATACCAATTGTGGTAAATCCAACTGCGTCACCGACTGTTGGTGCAGTTGTTAATCCTGCAACCTCTAGTAGAATATCTTTCTGACCTGTGACAGAGTTTGAAGCAGAGGCAATCCTCATGTAACCTGTACCACCTGCACCGACAGAATCAAGTTCTATGTTCTCGCCAGGTTTGAATACTGTAGAACCAACACCGACTGCTGCGTTCACTGGGTTTGATCCAGTGTTACCCATACCTGCAATATACTTGAAGTAGACAGCATCAGCAGAAGATTGATCGTTAGTTACAGTTGCTCTAGCACCTGATTCAGTACCACGCATAGTAGCACCAACAGCAATTGTTCCTACAACTGTACCTGCCTGTAACTCCATCTTGTCACCGAACAACTTACCTGGTCTTGCAGTCTCATGAGTAGAGAATCCTGCAGCAACAGCACCGTAAGTACCGTAAGAGTTGTTACCAGAGAGTGATCTAATTTCAGATCCATCATCAGAGAAGTAACCGAAACTACAGTAGTAAGTGAAGCAAGACACAACCTCAGCAACTGCATCGTCTTCTAACATGAATCCGATACCACCTGAGTTAATGTTGGTGAATGCGTCAAACACCATTGACTTATAACCTTTTCCTTCTGGGTTCTTATGATGTCGTCCACCCTCTATTAGAATACCTATCGCACCACCATGACCTGTGCCATCGTTGGCAACATCAGAGAAGGTAGTACAATCCTTCATGTAAGGAGATCTTGTTAAGATAGATTCGTTAGGGTTAAGTCTAATGTAAACACCACAAGCAGTAGTTCCAACACCAACTTTGTGTTGCATCTTATCTGTATTAAATGCATCGTTGACATCGTAATCAAATCCTTTCAATCCCTTCATGGTAATTGACTGGATCGTTGTAGCGTCAGACACAAAGAACATTGTTGAACGATTGTTCGGTGTAACACCGTCAGTTCCTAAACCTGCAGCAGGTTCAACTGTAGTACCCCTAAGAACATCTCCTGCAATAGAGAAGTTTTTACCGAGTGTTATTGGTAATGTCTCTTTAAATGTACCTGCAGATAGTTTCAAGATAACTGGAGCTGCGTTAGTCATAACACCACCACTCACATATTCGTGTGCGATAGTTGAAGGACCTACACGAGTTACAAATGTATTAGAGTCGGTGATTGATTCTACATTGAAGTAGTAACCTTCAGCACCTGATGGGAATGTAGTTGATAGACCGTAGTTACAAGTGAACATCAAACCAACTAGTTTGATTTCTTGTCCTGCAAATAATCCGTGATTAGCAGCAGTTATAGTTGTGATACCAGTTGTTGCATCGTATGTTGCTGTACTAATATCTCTTGTAGGGTTAGTTGATGTTGATGCATAACTAATAGTTTTGAATGAACTATCAGGTGTCTCTCCTAAGTTATTGTTATTACCTAACTCAGAGTCAACATAATATGTCTTAGTTAATTTACCAGAGAAGTTCCATTCTATCTCATCACTTGAACTAACTTTTAATACAGCACCTTGAGTACCGATACCCTGTCTTGTAGGACCTGTACCATTTCTAGTAAGTAAGTCACCTTTAGTTGTTAGTAGTGCTGAACTATCTCCGATAGCAAATGCTTGCCATATAGTAGAGTCACTGCCTGGTGTTGTTCCTACATTGGTAGAAGCAACTGAGATGTATGCTGATGATTGGAACTCAGCGATGTCACCTATCTCATAGTATGTGGAGGTAGTGTAAGTACCTGTCCAATTAAATCCTTTATGTAATAGTGACCAACCATTAACACCTTTGTCAAAGGTGGTGCTACCAATACCTGTTGGTCTTTGGAATGCTTCGATTTTTAATATGTCAGCTTGATATGTGTTACCACCAAATCTTACAAGCTCACCTTTAGAATATTGTTGTGTCTGATCCCATGCATCGTTACCACCTGTACCGATACCTAAGTTAAGGAACTTCCAATCATTTTCACTCTCGTTAGGTTGGAATCCATATGGGTTTGTACTGATAGCAACATATGTTGAACCTTTATACTCAACAATGTCACCTCTTTGATATCTTGTAGTGTCAATATATGAACCTTCATTTACATATCCGTTATCAAATGCTGAAAAGTTTTGCTCAGGTGGGAAAAATTTATCTGATCCAATACCTAACAAGTCATGCATTGATGTGTTACCTGCACCAGTGGCAGTCTGATCAGCAGGTGATTGGAATGGTACTATAGTACGATATCTTCTTGCTCCATAGGTAATAACATCGTTAATACCATAGTAAGTATTAGTTGTGTATGTACCAACAAAGTTAAGTCCTTCTTGGAATAGTTCCCAGTTTGCAGGGAAGTCACTAGAATACCAACTACTTGTTACACCTGTAGATGTATGTTGGTTTGTACAAATGTATAAGTTACCGCCTTCTTTTACGATATCGTCTGGAACATAAGCTGTGCTAGGAGTCCAATCGTTTTGATAATCAAAACCACTCGTATGAAGTTGCCAGTAGGCAGCATCTGATGTAAAGTTAGCCGCTAAGGCTTGTGAGGTATGGTTGCCCACACAGACATAAGAGTTCGCACCGAATCTCACGATGTCATCTATGACATATGCAGTGGAACCAGTCCATGCATTACGCCAGTTAAACTTTAGTCTGCCAAGTCTAAATTCTGCCATTGTTAGTAATCTCTATACAGGTCCTGAGTATGAGTGGGATCCGTTGACTTGTAGGACAAGGTATCCTTCAGCGTCTAGGAAATAATTAATGCTTCGTCTATCGAAACGAATCTGTTGATATTTATCTTGTGGATTGTTGCTTGCTGATTTTTGTTCAGTAGTTTCTTCCACATAATCTTGATAATCACCGAACCCTTCAACTTGTGTTCCATCTAATCTAAAAGGTTCAAAAGTTTCAGTTGTTGATGCGGTACTTACCTTAGTGAGATGTAGCATATGATCTGCATCTCTTCTCAAAGCATACACGAAGTATCCTTTAGAGTCTTTGGGTTGGTAGTGTTGGTTGCTTAGAGTAAGTGCCATTAGCTAATGATGTTCCAATAAGATCCGTTCCATAAAAGCATAACAGTGATAGAGGCGACATCTAAAATCAATGGAGGTGACTCCAAATTTCCTATTGCATCTCTAAATTTGTTCACAGCGTCAGTAATAATAACATTATTTATAGCCCATGTGTTCGCAGCATCATGTATTTCTATACTATCACCGATGGATAAACCAACAGTGGGCATAGCAAATGTTAATTCTGCTGATGATGTGTCAATAACATAGCGTTTATTGACTGTCATTTGACCGCTAGTGCTTAATAATGTCCAAACTGGAACCGCACCTGTTGCTGCTGATGCAACAGTCTCAATGTTATCGCCACTTCTAATGTAGATTTTTTGGTCTACAATATTAATCGCCAGTTCTCCATCTTGGAGATCGGACAGACCTGGTATCTGTCCAACCGTCGTACTTCGTTTTGGTTTTATTGCTGTGGGCATTATCTAGACAGACGCTTCTGAGTTATTTATTAGAAATAATTAATGGATATTACTGCTCTTGCCTTTTGATCTGTGCATGTAGAACTATTGTGCGGTATTGATCCATCAAAAAATACTATTCTATTTTCTACACTCTCTACTTTAGTGCCATCTTCAAACTCAGTGTATCCATTATTAGTATTCATATAGAATACAATAGTTTTATGTGGGAAATTATAATCAGTATGTT